GGAATGTTGACTACATTGGCACTGTGCGAAGATTTACTAAGAGTACTGAAAAGGAAATTGTGAATCGTTCGTTCTTTGAATTTTTGAAAGAGAATAAGAAACTACATCTCCTTGGGCCTGAAAAGGTTCGTGGAGGTGAGACCTTGCCGGGTCAGTACCGGATGGTCTTTTCAAATTTGCAAGCAAGCTTTAAGAGCGCGTCGAAATATGACAAAGCGCAACCTACCTCTATTGATGAGAAGGCTTTTGCTCTTGCTGGAGAGTGGACCAAGAAACACTGGCAACCCTACTGTGGTGGTGCCGGAATCTTGGACCAGGAATCTGCTATTAAGGAGATGGACCTGGGAACCTCGTGTGGGTATCCATACTCGCTGAAGTTTGCCAAGAAATCCGATATGCTGAAAGACGGTGCGTCTAGTAAGATACTCGAAGAGTACTGGGAAGCTATCGGACTGCGCGATGATCCCCCTGTTCCGATATGGACCTGCTCACAGAAAATTGAGCTGAGATCCATTGAAAAGCTCGAAGCTAATAAAGTTCGAACTTTTACTGCCAGTCCGATAGAGCATACTGTAGCTCTGAATCGGCTGTGCCTCGACTATAACAACAGATTCTACGCTTCGGCGGGGAAAACCTGGAGTTTTGTCGGGGCTACGAAGTACCTGCAAGGTTGGGATGGCTTGTATCGCCGCCTAAACCGCCATCCTCATGCTTTTGAGCTTGATGAGAGTGACTATGATTCCTCTCTTTTTGCTAGGCTGATGTATGGTCAACGCGATCTTCGTTGGAGTATGTATTCCGATGTCGAGAAGACACCTGAGAATAAGAAGCGACTTTGGGCGCTTTACGATTCGATCGTTCATTCGGTCATCGTGCTCGAGAACGGGGAGCTGTGTCAGAAACACACTGGCAACCCGTCTGGAAGCGGAAACACGATCGTGGATAATACCCAGGCGTTGTTCCGTCTCTTCGCCTATGCATGGATTGTTCTGTGTAAGGCTGAAGAGCGAGAGGTGTCGTACCTCGAGTTCATGGAAGAGGTGGAGGCGGCGCTTAACGGCGACGATAACACTTTCACGGTTTCCGACAAGGTTGTTGGGTGGTTCAATCCCACTAGCATTGCCCCTGTCTGGACTTCCATTGGTGTAACAACCAAAACTCCGTGTGAAAATCCTCGTGCTTTGGCCGAGGTCTCCTTTTTGTCGCAGTCCTTTCATCAGGATGCACATTCGGGAGTGTGGATGCCAGTTCCAGAGACAGCGAAAGTGCTGTGTTCTCTGATGTATGGCTCCAACGTCGATGATGTGCGG